GGCGGGGCCGGGGGCGGAAGTCGCCCCCGTCGCAAGCTCAGCCGAATTGAGCCGGAAACGGGCATGGAATCGAGACTAGAACCAGGTTCGGATTCGGATTCGATTTCAAGGCTTTCGGAGGTTTCGGAGGTTGAAAGTATTGCTTTATCATAAGTTGCCTATTTTTTAGGCAGTGCTGCCTAAAAAATAGGCAGCAAATGTTGGACGTCCAACTAAAAAAAATTCATATCCGGCCAAATTGTAGTTGTAACCATTACAAAAATCGTCTCGAGAAAATTTTGCAAGTGGTTGTTTTATTATGGGGGTTGGGAGAAACAAGCGGTTTCCGTAGACGTTTACAGACCCCCTAGGGGTTTTTGGAAAATTATTTTTGATGTTTGTTAGTAAAAAATTTTTTTCGATTTTTGTGGGGGTAGTCTGTATACGTCTACAAAAAATTTAATTATTAAAAAAGAGTACCTGAAATGAACGGCTTGGAAAAAATTCAGGAAAGAAGTATAGTGCACTTTTTAGCACGTTGGCATATTTTGGAAATGCAGTAAAATTCACCTTGTCGGAAAACTTTACAGTTGCAAATATGCAAATCGGGTATTTTTCCGAAAAATGCGCTTGCTAATGTCATAGAGCTTGGCGGCAAGCGGGCTTCGGGGCTGCATGGGCTGGAAACCTCGATCCAGCCTTGGTTTGTGGATTTTGGCCTTTGATTTTTGATTTTTGACTTTTGATGGCGACCGCGACAGCCTTTTCCAAAGCTGCCGTGGTCGCCATCGCCATTGCTGGCGATGGCGAAAATCCTGTTCTGGACAGGGATTTCCTTCCGGTCCCTGTCTCTGTGCCCTTCCTGGCCTTGGTTGGCGGTCCAGGAAGTTGTCGTTGACCCTCTCCATGCTGCTAAGGCCGTCCCTGTCGGGAGTTCGTCCGGCGCCCAGGATTTACCCTGTCGCTACGCGTCTTTGCCGATGCACAGACGGCTGCCAGCCATGTGATGGTCTGCACGTGGACCGGCGCTTCGGTAATACCTATTCCCGGTATGGCGTGCGGGAATCATGCCGCTGAACCTTTTAAGAGTCGCCGATACTGGCCGCGACTACAACGCCGCGTTAATGGTTTGATAGAGCTGTTCCCACGTGGGAACACCGAGTCTTGCCATCACCTACAAGGAATCCAGGGCAACATCTGGGGGCCTTTGACAGCGCCATGATGTTGTCCAGGAATCCAGGGAAATCGTTGACCCTGACGGGGTTAACTACATGATTCCGTTTGTCCAAATTGTTCAAGAGCCTGTTCCCATGTGGGAACGTCGCGGCACCTGCCGACGACAAAGCAAAACACCCGCGATCTCGGGTGTTTTGCTTTGTCGCGTTCCCATGTGGGAACGTCGCGGCACCTGCCGACGACAAAGCAAAACACCCGCGATCTCGGGTGTTTTGCTTTGTCGCGTTCCCACGTGGGAACGTTGGGAATGGGCGTGTTCCCATTGTGGGAACACGCCCCAGGGCACCTTAAGCTGCCAGAAGAATTTTGGCAGCTTCTTTGTAATGCCGAAGTTTCAGACTTTCGGCGGCTTGGGCTATGGTCGCACGCAAGCGAGAGATTTCCAGCTGCGCAGCGATGAGCGCATCCTCTTGTTGGCGCCATGCTTCTGCGTCATACGTGGCCATGGCGGGAGCCGTGGCTTCGGCGGGTGCGGATGGTGTGTCCGTGTTATCATGCGTGCCTTCGGCAATTTGGCAAGATTTTTCAAGCTTGCCTACTGGCACGACCATGCCCTTGTCTGTTATAAGGGGCACGTTAGCTGATTGTGCCCTGCGAATCAGGCTAACCATATTGGACAAGCTTTTACCGGCCCCTTTACGGGTATTGGTCGGCGAGGGCGATCGCGTTATTTCAGCACGGATGTTATGCGCCAGGTCGTCAAGGTTCCATCCTTGACGAATCATGGCGACAAGCATGTGCCATGCAGCTACTTTGCCGCAGAGTGCCACAGCTATTTCAATGGCTGTGTATGTGGTGATAGTGGTGCCAATAGTGGTGATGGTAGTGATGCTCATTTTTCTTTCCCTTCGTTAGCAGGCGGATTGCCTGCCTGGTATATAGCACAGACTGTGCCATATCAAGGAACCTAATAGAATCAATATGTTAGGTTCCTTGCCATATCTTTCGACTGTCCAATATTCGTCAATTGTGTCCATTTGTTGACACAATTGACGAATATTGGACAATTGACTATTGACGTACTAGGTTTTTGCCTTGTGCAGTACCTGGCGCCCGACCGACCCCCCTCGGCAAATTTTTCACCCTCCGAAACTTTCCCACCACAATCAACTAACCACCTTGACATAGCCCATGCTATGTACTATCGTGAATCTAGGAGGTTGCGAAAATGAAAGTACTGATGAGATTAAGGATCCCCGAAGACGACTCAACGGCAATTGACACGATGGCTAAAACCAGCAGTCGCTCCGAGTATATGAGGAAAGTAATAGACGAATATGTAAGCGACAGGGACAAATTGCTTGGGATGTTCAATGATTTGATTAGTTCCGTTGAAGGAGACAAAACCGAAAATGAAAGAGACTAATATCATGGTGGACCACACCCTGGTCGAGAAGATCAGGAGGATCGCCAGCGCCCTTGGGATGAGCTTCGACGCCCTTGTGCGGATGATTGTTCATCACCATGTCATCACCTCGGACCACGAAGGTTCAAACCATGCCTAGAGTCTTCTCCGCCCCCAACCCGAACTCGATCGTCCATTTGGCGGTCGAGCGGGCTGGCGGCCTGAAAAAACTCGCGGAAGATTTGGGTCTGAACCCAAAAACAGTCGGCCAGTGGGTAAAGCTCGACAGGATTCCGGCCAGGCACCTGCTGAAGGTCTGCCACCTGTCGGATACCGAGCCGTTGGCCCTGATCAGCTACATCGAGCGGCGCAAGAAGCCGTGGGTGTTCAAGAGCGCGACCAAGAAAGCGAACACCCTGGACACCCTTGTTCGCCTGCAAAACAACGAAATCACCGAGGGCACGGCCTTTCTCGAGACCCGCATGAGCCCCCGGGTCATACGACAGACCTTGACACTGTGGGGCGGCCGCCTGGCACTGCTTCGCGACACCCTGCACAGCACCTTGCCCGACACCATCAAGGCCGCCCGCCTGGGTATAAGCGGCCGTCAGTTGCGGCGCCTGAAAGCCACGTACCTGCCTGCACCGGACAGGGAGTCGCTGCCTTACCGGGCTGCCCGGAAAGCCGCCAAGGCCCGCTGGAAAGCCTACCGCCACCTTGCCACCCAAGTGGTCAGGGGCGAAATCTCCCGCGCTGACGCGGCAGCGACCGCCGCAAGGTCGACCCGGCAGATGGACCGCTGGATCGAAAAAGCCTTGCGCGACCAGTTCGGCCTGCTGCTGCGCGAGATTCTGCCCCTGCCCAAGTCGTTCAGGTATGCGCTGGCCGAGGAAATCGACCACGACCATGCCGAGGTGATCCAGCCCTTGATCGAATACTGGCGGACACAGGGCATGGTGGCAAAAGCGTGGCCCGACCCCGTGGCGGCGTGGGGGCGTACACCGATCAAGCGGTGCCTGATCTGGTTATTGACGGGCGAGGTGTCGATGCAGGCGTTGTGCGATGAGCGCAACACGGACAAAGGACGCTTGATTCCGCTGCTGACAGGTAATTTGGTGTTCCTGGGCGTCAGTTTTGAGCAGGCGGCCTCATGGAGCATTCACCATCAGGAGGCGCTGGCCATGATTTTGAACTCGATGTAGGTCAAAATGCGGTATTTGCCATCAATTTTTGGTTAAAGTAAGGAGATTTAGAGTGCTTTCCCGCGAAAACATGCTTGATTCCATCGAATCAGGGAAAATGCCGCCCGTGGCCGCCCCGTTCCGCCTGGAGAGCATGGGCGAGGGCGCCTTGTTGGATTTGAGGGCTCAAATCGACGCTGCGCTGCCCGCCAAATGCCTCAAGGACCTGGACCTGGAGACGGAGTTGGTGGTGCAGTTGCAGACAGCCAAGCAGTTGCAGAACAGTGTCCTGAATGATGAAGGAATTCCGGCCAATCAGAAGGCGCAGGTGTTGAATGCGTGCGCTTCGTCGATAGAATCCCTGATCCGAATGCAGGAAAAATACCATACAGGGGAGCGCCTGAAGCAAATCGAGACGCATTTGATTGATGTACTGAATCGCATGCCTGCGGAAATGACGTCCCAATTCTTTGAGTGGTACGAGCGATACTAGCCGCTTGCGGGGCGTTGAAATACGCCTATAATAGTCCCAATGTAACTGTACAAAGGAGGGGGCGTGGGCGCAAACACAGTTTGGGTTAATCGGTGGGACGCCTGGAAATCCCGTGCTTCCCTGAAGCACGGGAGAAAATACAGGTACCCGAGCCCGGAACGGCAAAGGGCTGGCGATCGGTGGAAAATAACGATCGAATGCCCCGAGCATGGAGAATTCACGCAAGACCCGCAAAAGCACCTTGCTGGGCAGGGCTGTCCAAAATGCAAGCCCGGCCTTATAAGCATAGCCAGGACACCTGATTGGGGTGCCTGGAAATACAAGGCATCATCAGTCCATTGCGGGAAGTATGAGTACCTGTCACGCACGAAGGTAAGGGGCAGGTTCGTCGTCGAGATCGAGTGTCCTGTGCACGGCCTCTTTACTCAGGACGCAGCAAAACACACGGGAGGGCAGGGGTGCCCCAAATGTGCGTACCGTGACCTTGACAAGCGGGGGCAACTCGAAAAGCGATTTCCTGCGTTTGACTGGTCCCATGTGTCACCGGAGATAGGGAGCCGGGACGAGTTGCTTGTACTGTGCCCGGAGCACGGTAAGACCACGAGCACCTTCAATCGGCTGATGCAACGCAAGGAAAGTCTGTCGGCGTGCTCAAAATGTTCGGTTGAGGCTCGTGGGGCCGCGAGTCGCGTTAGTGCCGAGGAGTGGAAACGTAGAATATCCTTGACTCACGACGGGCTAACCGTGGATGCGGATTCGGTATCGACATGCCAGGAAAAAGCCAGGGTGACTTGCAGTAAGCATGGCGAGTTTTTTGCCCGCCCGAACGACCTTGTTAACGGGCATGGCTGTCCCACATGCGCCTGTGGCAGGACTTCTTCCGGTGAAAACGATATGGCGGAGTTCATCCAGCAGTGTGGGTTTGAGGTAAAGCGCGGCAACAGGAGCTTGTTGGGTGGGTATGAGTTGGATATTTACGTCGCTGATGCGCGGCTGGCCATTGAGTATTGCGGCAATTATTGGCACGGGGAGAAATTCAAGAAATCGTCCTATCACCAGAAAAAGATGGATGCCGCAAATTCGGTTGGCTTACGCCTGTTGACTGTGTTTGAGGACGAGTGGGTATTTATGCGTAACAAGGTCGAGGAACGGGTCAGGCAAGCCCTTGGCATTGTGACTAAGGTATGGGCCAGAAATACAACTGTGCGCGATGTGGGTTGGGGGGTGGCTCGCCAGTTCCTTGACCAGCACCACATGCAAGGCTGCGGCATTGCTCCGTCCAGGTCGTTGGGTCTGTTTATTGGTGACCAATTGCTGTCGGTAATGACTTTTGGAAAGCATCGCTACGGGTTTGATGGTGTTGAGATGTATCGTTTCTGTACGGCCCCAGGAATCAGTGTGGTGGGCGGGCTGTCGAAGCTGATTGCTCATTATGCAAAATCATCGGCTGCCAAATCCCTGCATACGTATGCCGACCTGCGATGGGGTACGGGAGAAGGTTATCGCGTAGCCGGGTTTATGCCGAGGGGCAGAACGAAACCCGGATATTTTTGGTGCAGGGGCCTCGACAGGATTACGCGCGTTCGATTCCAGAAGCACAGGCTGGCGGATGTTCTTGAGAATTTTAATAACGATCTCAGCGAGGCTGAAAATTGCCATGCCAACGGGTATTGGCGCATCTATGATTGCGGTATGTCCTCATGGAGTATGAATCTTGGATAATGACTTTCGGTTTCACATTGAACGATTGCGCTCGGCGACGACGGACAAGCTGACGCTTGCCAATATTCCTGAGTGGATTGTCCGGAACACCTTCATCAATGGCAGGCCCTATAGTTTTGTTAACCATGAGTATCAGGAGCGCATTTTGCGGGACACGTCACAAGAGACGGTGACCCGGAAGTGCTCCCAGGTAGGGTTGTCGGAGAAGATGGCGAGAAAGGCGGTGGCTTTGTGCAGCCTCACGCGGGGGTACACTGTCGCTTACACACTGCCCACGGCGGCGTTCGCCGCAACATTCATGCGGACACGGATTGATCCCATCATACAAAGCAGCCCGTACCTGAGCAGCATGATCCACACGACGACGGACAATGCGGAGGTCAAGCGGTTCGGCGACTCCTACCTGTACCTCAAGGGGTGCCAGTCGGAAAACGCGCCCATCTCGGTACCCTGCGACCACCTAATACATGACGAGATCAATTTCAGCTCGTCGGAAACGATTTCACAGTATCAATCACGCTTGACTCATTCACCCTACAGGCGCAAGGATAAGTTATCGACCCCCACACTGCCCAATCGTGGGATCGACTACGAGTTTCAAAGGTCGCGCCGGCACTTCAACAAGGTCAAGTGCAGCCATTGCAATCATTGGTTCATACCCAGTTTTTATGAACATGTCGTGGTGCCGGGGTGGGACGGCCCCTTGAACGAAATCACCAAGGCAAACCTGTTCATGACGCGGTATCGTGAAGCCTATTTGTCCTGCCCATCTTGCGGAGGGGTCCCGGACCTGCGCCCGCAACACCGGGAGTGGGTGTGCGAAAACCCGGGGGAGAACTACATTGCGGCGGGCTATCAGGTTACGCCGTTCGACTGCGGGTTGATTACGCCTGCTTATCTGGTCGAGGCACAGACACAATACAAGAAGCTGACGGATTTCGTGAATTTCAACCTTGGGTTGCCTGCGGAGGACAAGGAATCGGTGCTGACCCGCGAGGAACTCGACGCTTGTCTCAAGGCGCCGGGGGAGACCGCCGTGGGGTCCTATGTCATGGGGTTGGACGTCGGCATGGTGTCGTGGTGTGTCGTGGGCCGGGTCGAGGCGGACCAGCACATCACGATCGTGCACGTGGAGCCTGTTCCGGCAGCCCGGTTGCGGGAGCGTTATGGTGAGTTGGTGCGGGTTTTCAGGGTTCGTATGACGGTCATGGATGCCTTGCCTTTTACGGAGACTGTGCTGGCCCTTCAGCACATGTTCCGGAACCTCTTTGCGGCGATCTTCACGCGTTCCAAGAACCTGGAGACATTCACGATCCGGGACCGGGACGAGGAGACGAAGGAGGGTGTGCAGGAGTTGAGGCAGGTCAATATCAACCGGGACAAGGCCATGGACGCGCTGATGGACACGATCCGGTCCGGGGGGATCAGCAAGGTTTCGGATGAGCATGACGAGGCGTGGGTGTCTCATTGCACCGCAATGTCCCGGATCAAGGAGTGGACGCCGGATGCCGAGTTGTCGTATGTGTGGAGGAAGCCCGACTCCGGGGACGACCACCTGTGGTTTGCCACCTTGTATATGCACGTCGCCTCCCAGATCCTGGGGGTATCGAAGCGCACAGGGGTGATGTTGTCCCCAATTCTGGGGACGTTCAAGGTGACCGAGATGTGAGCGCATGCCCCTAGCTTTAGCTATGGGGTGAGCGAATGCTCTTGACAAAACATAGTCAATTTTGTAATATCTAATTCATGGAACACTGCTCCCACAAATACCGGGCCTACCCGACCGACGATCAGGCGAAGTTGCTTGCTCGCACGTTCGGCAGTGCAAGGTATGTATGGAATGCAATTCTGGACTGGCGCAGCAAGGAATACACGCTGAATGGCACGAAGATCGGATACGCGAAATCGACCGCCCGCCTCACCGAGATGAAGCAAAATCCTGAGCTGTCTTGGCTCTACGACGTGTCGAACGTCGCCTTGCAGCAGGCGCTGCGGAACCAGGACAAGGCGTTCAGCAACTTCTTCGCCAAGCGTGGGAAGTACCCGTCATTCAAGTCGAAGCATGAAAAACAATCGATCCGGCTGATGTCGAACGCTTTCCGGATGAAGGAAGGCAAACTATTTATTGCCAAGTCGGACGAGCCGCTGAACTTCGTCGAGTCGCGCCCGCTGCCGGACAAGGTGTCGAGCATCACCATCAGCAAGGACTCCTCCGGCCGGTACTTCGTCGCCTTTCAGGGCGAAGCAGATAAGGCGCATCTGCCGATCACGGAGAAGTCGGTCGGCATCGACTTGGGTCTGACGCATTTCATCGTCACCAGTGACGGCGAGAAGGTCGAGGCGCCGAAGATTTACCGGAAGCACGAAGCGAAGCTGGCGCGGTATCAGCGTGCCATGTCGCGGAAACAGAAGGGCGGCAAGAACCGCAGCAAGGCAAGGATGAAGGTTGCGCGTCTTCACGCCAAGATTGCCGACACGCGCAATGATTTCCTGCACAAACTTTCCACGCGCATTATCCGTGAGAACCAAACGGTGGCTGTGGAAGACTTGAATGTCGCGGGGTTGCAGAAAAACCGCTGCCTATCGAAGTCGATTGCCGACGCCAGTTGGAGCGAGTTTGTGCGGCAACTGGAGTACAAGGCCGCCTGGCGCGGCCGGACGCTTGTCAAGGCCAGCCGCTGGTATCCGAGCAGTCAGATTTGTTCGGCGTGCGGCCACCGCGACGGGAAGAAAGCGCTGAGCGTGCGTGAATGGACTTGCCCGGAATGCGGCACGATCCACGACCGTGACATCAACGCCGCCATCAATATCAATACCGTGGGACACACGGAAATCGAAGCCTGTCAGACATGAAGATGCGCAGTGAGGCGCTTCAGGGCAGGAACCAAACTCGCGAGGGTTTGGAATCCCCCGGCTTTAGCCGTGGGGAGGATGTCAACACTTGACGTAATATCACGGTCGGACTAATATAGCCTCAATCCACGCGGGGACGCCCCACTATGTTTGAGCGATTCAAGGCATTATTCAGTATCTCCGCTGCCGCCCAGCTTGCCCCGTTGCCTCCTCCCAAGGTGAGGCCGGGGGCTCGGGCGCTGCCTTCTTTCCTCAAGACGGTCAAGGGGAGCAGCACGCTTCCTCGTGACGATCGCCGCCTCATCAACAAGGACCTGACGGCGTACCGTACCGGGGTGACGACGCGGCAGGTCATGAGGGACATGGTGGCGAGCAGCCCCGACCTGTCGGCGGCGGTGTTCTCCTATTTGCGTTTGGCGCTGACGAACAAGTACCGGGCGGTGACCCGCAACCCTGATGGCAGCGCGAACCCTGAAGCGACGTCCCTGTTGCAGCAGTTGCTGGCCCGGTTCGATACGATGAGCGACCCCACACTGGGGTTCTCGTTGTCGACCTCGCTCCAGTCGATCAGCGAGGCTTGGGGCAGGGAACTGCTGACATACGGAGCATGCAGCGGCGAACTCGTCCTCGACAAGGCTCGCCTGCCGTCCTACATCCAGCCCTTGTCCGTGAGCAATATCGAGTTCAAGCAGGACGGGGTCACGGTCTCGCCCGTGCAGAAAATGTCGGGGGACGAGCGGGACCTGGACGTCCCGACCTTTTTCTACACCGCCCTTGACCAGGATCTCCTCGACCCGTACGCAAGTTCCCCCATGGAGCCGGCCCTGAAGGCCGTGCTGTTCTCCGAGACGTTCATGAACGATCTTCAGCGGATCATGTCCCGCGTGGTGCATCCGCGCCAGCGTGTCTCGATCAATACGGAGAAGTTCCTCGAGAATATCTCGGCCGAGGCCCACCATGATGCGGAGAAATTGGCGGAGGAGCAGAACCGGATCATCACGGACCTTGAGAACAAGATCAATGGCCTCAAGCCCGAGGACGCCCTGGTTCATTTCGACTTCATTGAGGTGACGGTCGACAACAACGGCAACATCAGCCTGTCGGATGAGTGGAAGATGCTTCAGGATCTGTCCAACGCGAGGCTGGCTTCGGGGAGCAAGACCGGGCCCTTCGTGCTGGGCCACGAAGTTGGGAGTTCCAACGTCGCGTCTACGAGTTCGATGCTGTTCGTCAAGAATGCTACCGTCATCAAGAACAAGATCGACGAGATGTACTCGCGGATGCTGACGCTGGCGTTGCGCCTGTTCGGCCATGACGTGTATGTCGAGTTCCGGTACGCGGACATCGACCTGCGGCCCGAGGCGGAGTTGGCGAGTTTCCGCCAAACGAACCAGGCGATCATCCTTGAGCAGTTGAGCCTGGGCCTGATTTCGGACGACGAGGCGGCGCTTGCCTTGACGGGGCACCTGCCGCCCAAGGGGTACAAGCCCCTCTCCGGCACCATGTTCAAGTCCGCTTCCGCCCAGTCGGCGGGCGGCACGGGACCGAACAACGACGCCAGCACCCCGAGCAATGGCGGCAGCACGTTGAATCAGAAATTGGCGCCGGACACGCCCTCGCAGGGGCGCGGCGGGAACAGGAAGGCAGAGGCCGAGGTGGTGGATATACGTTCGGCCTTGTAGTCATTGTTTTACGGGCGGACACATAGTAGAATGCCGCAAAGCATGGGGTGGCTATGACCGTCTATATCTGTGATTCGACCGTGTGTCCGCTGCGCGCGAAGTGCTTTCACAAGCACGTCCGGCCGGGGGATGAGGTCCATGTAACGCACTTCCGTCCGCAGGAAGAATTCTCGGGGCGCTGCCCGCACTACATGGAATGGACGGCGGATGGCGATTAACCCCCGCATTGCCTACGCCGTCGCCGCCGCGACCGCCATTGCCATCCCTGCGGAGGGGTTGCGGCAGGTCGCCTACCGCGATCCGCCCGGCATCCTCACCGTTTGCTACGGCGAAACGCACGACGTCGATCCGCACAAGGTCTACAGCATCGACGAGTGCAAGGCATTGCTCAGCGCGTCGATGCTCAAGGCGGTTGAGACGGTCGAATACTGCCAGCCCGGACTGCCGGTGCACGTCCTCGCGGCTTTTGGCGATGCCGTCTATAACCTCGGCCCGACGATCGCCTGTGATCCCAAGCGCAGCACGGCTGCGCGACTGCTCAAGGCAGGTCAGTACGCTGATGCCTGTATGCAATTGTCACGCTGGAATAAGGCGAGCATTGCCGGGATAAAGGTCGAGCTTCCGGGCCTGACCAAGCGGCGCAACCGCGAGACGCAGTTGTGCATGCGGGGGTTCGCGTGAACGTCACCGTCTATCTCGGTTGGATCACGCTGCTGCTGGTCGGCGGCGTTCTCGCGGTATCTGCCTACGGCGTGATGGCCGACGCCCTGACGCTCAAGGAATTCCTGGCGCAGTGGATGCCGATCGCCACGCTGATCCTCGGCTACTGGTTCAAGGGGCGGGAGCCGCAATGATCGAATCACCTTTGATTGAATAGCGAGCGAGTCATGACTGAGTCAGTGCACATGATCTGGTCTCTCATGAAGGCGTTTTTGCTCGCTCTCGCCGGCCTGCCGGTCACACTGCTTGGTTTGCTGCTCGTGGCAGTCGGTCTGCCGTTCCGCAGGTCCTATCCGGAGACCATGAGGCCGTTTTCACAATACCCTGAACATGGGCAGTGGATGCTTATCGATCTGCCGCCATGGCTGAAGCCATGGAGCAACCCATTCGACGGCGCGCTCGGGGACAAGCGCGGCTGGTGGGCCAACGATCGCGACGGCAAGCACACGAGTTTCTGGTCCATGTGGCTCTGGATGGCCGTCCGCAACCCGGCGAACTACTGGAGCAGGGTCATTACCGGAGTAGATGTCTCTCGCTGCAAGATCGAGCGGGTCTACGGGAACGCCGACGTGATCGTCGAAGAGCCGGGCATCAGCAACTGGCATGTACTCAAGGCGACTCGGGATGATGGGAAGGCCTTCTACCGCTTCTGGCTGGTGTGGGCTTACCCGTTCCGCCCTGACAAGAGCCTGAACATCGATATTGGTTGGAAGTTGAAGCTGGAACACAACGGTACGCCGAAGGATGCGCCGCTCAAAGAGCGGGTCGTCGGCTCCGTGTTCAACCCTGGGCCATGGAAGACGTTGGCATGACTGATTCAGAGCGCATCAACATCGTGGCTCAGATCATTGCCATGGAAAAGCAGATCAGTTATCTGCTGTCCAGTCTCGCAGTGATCAGGCAAGTCGTGCATGAGGAACGGTGAGTGCGCTCAAACTGTTTAGCCTACGCGCTCCGGAAGTGGGTGACCGAGGGTGGCTCGATCATCATTCGCCGGTCGCAACTCGCCGAGATGTTTCCGAGGCCGCGCTGGCATCCGGTGAACTGGCTGCCGCATTTTTTGCATCGGGCGCGCTGCCTGGAAATCACGCAGTTCGTTCCGACCGAGGCGACCAAAGAACGGCACAAGGCACTTGGGCTATGGCGTGCCTGGTTCGACCTGTGGTCGTTCGATGGCGAGGTGATCGGTGATGACAAGCCGCGCCAGCCCTGCCCTTGTGACGAGTGCGAAGGCATTGACCCTGTTGCGGCATCCAATCACCTGGAGGAACGATGACTGACTCCGAACGCATCCGCTTTGTCGAGCAACTCGGCTACCTGGAACGTGCCCTGACCGAGGCCATCGGCGCGGTCAATGCGATGCGCCGGGTCGTCGATCAATCGCTGCAACGCAGCCTGGCACAGACGCTGCCGATCAAGGATGACCGGAATGACTGAGCGGCTCTACTGGACGATCGTACTTGCCCTGTCGATTATCGGCGCGGCGGTCGCTGTCGTCCTGCTCTGGCCGCACCCCAAGCCCGTCGTCGAAACCGCCAAGCCCGCTGTAGTCCAGTCGGACGGCTCGACCATTCTCGAGCGCACGGACACGCAGCCAGGGTTCAAGCCGGCGCAGGTGGTGCCCAAAGGGGCAACGGTCGAGCGGGTTGTGCATGTAACCGTACATCCGAAGATCAAGGTGGCAAGCGGCATTCAAGGTGGCACGCCAACCAAGCAAACTGCTTTGAGATTGGATGACAAGCAAAGTTTATCGCCTGACGCTAAACCGGCTAATAACCCAATAACCGTCGATCTGTCCTTGGTCAGGCTGAAGGACGACACCAAGCGGGTCATCGCCTCGTCACCGGATGGCGAGATCGTCGGCGGCATGGACATCCCCATCGAGACGCTGGCCTACAAGCCGCGAGTGTGGGCGGCGGGGATCAGCATCGATCCGGTTCATCAGGTCGGCGGAGTCTGGATCGAGCGCGACATCAGCCGCATCCGCCTCGGCGCGGAAGTTGGACAGAACAAGCATCACGATTTCGAAACGCGGCTGAGAATAGGGGTGGCATGGTGAGCAATGCAGCTATCGAGAACCTGAAAGAGCAGATCATCGCGGCCATCGCCAATGCCAGCGACCCGAACCTCAAGGCGATCCTGCTGCTCATGCACACGCAGACGACCATGATCTTCGAGGCGATCACCGAGATCAACAACAAGCTCGACGGCGTGTGGTCGGACGAAAAGAGCCTGCGTGAAACCGTCCTCAACGGTCACGCCAAGAGCCACGACGAGGACCATGGATGGGTCGCCGAACGGCGCGAGGCCAAGTGCGAGGACGTCTGCACCTGGGCCAAGAACAAGATGGAAGCGGAGCAGAAGGACGCCGACGCCGAGCGGAAGATGAAGTTCGGCATCAAGGAGCAGGTTATCGCGGGTTTGATTACGGCACTGGCGCTGTCGTGGCTGCCCAAATTCTTTGGTGGGTAAAGGAGATAGATCATGGCAGCAACAATGCAGATTGTTGAAAAAAATGGGGCTGGCGGGACGCAAACTGACAAGACCTCCGGCACCATCCGATTCAAGAACGCGGACAACAGTACGGTCGATACATCGAACCCGATGGTGAAACCCGGCGCGGGGACCGACTACTCGTTCGAGAAGTGGTTGCGCTTCAATGTCTCGGGCGGCACCTATACCGAGATCAGCAACATTAAGGCGTACTCGGACGGCGCCAACGGCCTTGGCACCGGCATTGGTCTATACGCCAAGGCAGTGACGGCCTATAGCACGCCAGCGGAAGCGACGGCGACCACGGGCTATACGAGCTTCTTCACCTACACGTCCGGCTCCGCACTGACCCTTGGCGCTGGCCCTTACACCAGTACGGGTGAGAAGGGAGACCACCTGGTGATGATCATGACCGTCGATAACACCGCGACGGGTGGCATGACGCCGACTGAAGCGTTGACGGTTGGTTGGGACGAAATTTGATGCCCCACGAAATCACCACCGACGACGCTGGTATCAAGCATGGCACGGACGGAGTTGTCACCGTGACGCTACTTGACGGCGGACGCATGTTCAAGCGCCGAGCCATCAAAGGCGTGGGCACCGAGACCCCAAGCGAGGAGAACTGGCTGGTGGCCGAGCTTGATGGCGTGCGTGTCTATCAGCAAGGCATGAATGTGGTTGTGACCAAGGAGGATATGTACCCATGATGAACCTCGCCTCGACCAGCGACGTCCTGCGCATCGTTACCGGCACGCCGCGCGATGCCATCCTCGCCGTGGGCACTTACCCGAACACGTCCGTGCCGTACATCAGCGACTGCCTGACGCCACTGCCCGCGCTCGGCTGGATCGAGTTGTCGCGGCTGGTGCTGATCAACAACACCTTCGCGGGCAACTGGCCGGCCGCCGGCCCGGTCGAGATTCGCGGCCCGAACTGGTGCGGCAAGTACCCGAACCCGCCGGAACTAACCAAGATGCCTGTATGGGATTTGGGCGGCAACGTCGTCACGGCCACGGAAACGCCGACGAAAGCTCCCGTGCCCGACTGGATCAGGGGGTTGTAATGCTCTACAACCCGCCGCAATCGTGGGGCATGCGGATCAGCAACACCAGCGCGGCCGCGATGGCAAGTTGCGCGTGGTCGGCTATGCGCCCATCAAGCCGCGCCGGAAAGCCGTGCCACCGCCGTTGTTCCGCGAAACGGTGCATTGGGGGGATAACTGAGCATGAGGAATCAACATGACCCTGATCGATGACATCCGCGCCCTGCCGGCTGATCTGCTGGCCACGCGCGACACCGCGCAGATCGCGGCGGCGCTGCCGCCAGTGTCGCGCCTCGTGCCGACCGAGATCGGCAACGGCACCGTGTTGGAGACACTTGGCCTGGCCGTCGGCAATGCGCTGTTGGACGTGCTCTACAACGCGCCAGACTTTCGGTATGTCAAACCGCTGCTCGAACAAGGCCGGCTGCGGATTGACGCGCCGTCGGCCCGCGCCGCGCTCGATGGCATCGCCGCCGCCGGGATCGCCGCCGGCTTTGGTGCGGCCCAGGCCGAGGCGATCAAGGCGCTGGCCGATGCTGTCACGCCGGCCGACGAAATGACCGTGCGGCGCGTCTGCTGGTCCGACACCGGGGAGTGGCTGCCATGACGACGACGACATTGACCAAGACCCCGCGCACGCTGGTCGCCAGCGGCAGTAACGCGGCCGGCTCGACGACACGCGGCACGCTCGATCTGCGCACCGCGCAGGGCGGTCTACTAACCCTCAAAATCACCAACGGCGCCACCGGGCCGACGGTGCAGTGCCAGGCCAACATCCTCGCCGCCCACAACAGCGGCAGCACGCCAGCCGCCGCCAGTGCTGGCGCCGACTGGAAAACCCTGTGGGGCTTCGGCGGCGGCACCACCGCCAACGCCGTCACCGAGCAGAGCCTGGAGATCGGCCCCGGCGTGATGCATCTGGAGGTCGAGTTCACCGGCAACACCGGGCAGGCCGTCACGGTCGAGGCGTACTGCTCCGAGATCACCGCCGCCACCACGTCCTGACCGATGGGCCGCATCCTCACGCGCTCGACCAGGATCGCCCAGCCGGGCGCACTGGTGGGCATTGCCGACGATTTTTTACGGTACAAGCCCCGTGTCGTCGTCGATTTCGCCCGCTCCCGCGCCATACTCGCCAACACTGCCGCGCCGCTCGAGATTGGCGGCACCAGGGTCGCGACGCCATATGGGATGGGGGTGCATTCCTTTTCCGGCGCCACATCGACGCCGGTCGGTGAGTTATGTCATCCGCCACAGACGCAGATTGCGCTGGTTTACATACGCGCGACGCCGGCCGGCACCAATGATGTTGCCGGGTTTTCCGCATCGGGCGACTACGTCAAGTTCACCGTAAGCCCGTACCAGTGGACGTGGTTATTGCAGCGTAATTACGTCGGCCCGCTAATCGTGGTATCCGGCTCCGGCATGCCGTGTCAGCCGGCGGCTGGCAAGGCGTATATCCTCGTTTCGCGCAGCGTGTCCGATACCGATCATGCCTTCCGGGTGATCCGCCTCGACAACGGCGCCAGCGAGGTAAGCACTGCCACCACGAACACCTCGGCGGTCAGTTTTGTTGACCCAATGCCCTTCAAGGCTGGCGTGGGCGGCTATGCTGTCCCCCTGCTGTGGGCGATGTTTGATGAGTACATCCCCGATGCCGTGCTGGACACCATCACGGCCAACCCATGGGCGCTGCTGGCCCCTGCGCGGCGCCCGTTGTATTTCGATGCGGGCGGGGGCCCGGCGCCTTCGAATGTTGTAATACTTTCTTTAGGTGCGGCAGTCCAGCAAGCCAGAACCGCGACCGCCTCTACGAACGCGGCAGTCCAGCAAGCCAGAACCGCGACCGCCTCTACGAACGCGGCAGTCCAGCAAGCCAGAACCGCGACCGCCTCTACGAACGCGGCAGTCCAGCAAGCCAGAACCGCGACCGCCTCTACGAACGCGGCAGTCCAGCAAGCCAGAACCGCGACCGCCTCTACGAACGCGGCAGTCCAGCAAGCCAGAACCGCGACCGCCTCTACGAACGCGGCAGTCCAGCAAGCCAGAACCGCGACCGCCTCTACGAACGCGGCAGTCCAGCAAGCCAGAACCGCGACCGCCTCTACGAACGCGGCAGTCCAGCAAGCCAGAACCGCGACCGCCTCTACGAACGCGGCAGTCCAGCAAGCCAGAACCGCGACCGCCTCTACGAACGCGGCAGTCCAGCAAGCCAGAACCGCGACCGCCTCTACGAACGCGGCAGTCCAGCAAGCCAGAACCGCGACCGCCTCTACGAACGCGGCAGTCCAGCAAGCCAGAACCGCGACCGCCTCTACGAACGCGGCAGTCCAGCAAGCCAGAACCGCAAGTGCGTCGTTTGACGCCAACATTACAATTGCTGGTAGTAAGCTCGTTACAGGTTCCTTGAGCGCGGCCATTAAGGCGTCCCTGAGCGCAACGGCGAGCCTGAATGCTGCGCTACAGCTTGCTCGGTCGGCCACCTCGGACCTTGGCACGGTGGTTCAGATACCCGTTACGGCTACCTCGAGCATGAGTGGCGCCGTTCGTCAGGACCGTACCACGTCGACCAGTATCTCGGCCACGGTTCAGCAGGCCAAGTCGGCGACAGCGAGCCTTACTGCTGCCCTTCGTCAGGCCAAGGGTGCAGTGGCATCTCTTGACGCTGCAATTTCGCGTGCAGTGACGGTTACGACTTCGGCGGATGCGGTTGTTATTGCTGCCTTTATGGTATCGGCGAACCTGACGGGTGCAATTAGGGCCTCGCAGACGGCGACCGTCAGTTTGGGGGCCTACGTTCAAGCGGCCGGACAACAAGCCATTACGCTGTCCCTTAGCTCGGCGGTCAGGCAGGCGAAATCAGCTACAGCTACCCTTGGCGCGGCAGTTTGTACGAATCAAACCACGTCGTCGGCAATGGGCGCCGCCGTGGCCGCTCCCGGAACCAAGGAGTCTAACCTGGGAGCGGCGGTCAGGCAAGGTAATACCACCTTGACCTCTGTTTCTAGTGCGGTCAAGGACACCCACACGGCCTCGACTTCTCTTAATGGAGCGGTACGCGCTGGGCAGACCAAGGTGGTTTCAGTTGATGTAGCTGTACAGGCAGATTATATCGCGTCGGCAGCGGTTGATGCCTTGGTTGCTGCTCAAAATGCGGTGATTTCGACTCTTAATGCGGCAATACAAGCTGATCGTGTGGTTACGGCAAGCCTCGGGGCCTTTGTCTATACTGACGGCCTTGTGCGTGAGCGTGTGGAGTTGTCCGCCCCCATCAGTAACAGGGCGCTGGACATCCAGAGCCCGGTGCGTACGAGTGTCACCGCACCTGCTGCGATTACCAAGCGGTGCTCATTGCCATCCGACCTTCATTAGGAGCCTGACATGTACGAAGTCTATGTAGGGGATGTGGGAACAGAAGTCTCGCTGAATTGCGGGGTCGACATCTCCACAGCCACTGTTCGCAAGATCCTTGTCCAGAAGCCCAACACCACGGCGGTGGTTGAGTGGTCTGCCATGGCCGACGGTGCCAACTCGATCAGGTATCTCACAACAACGGGCGACCTGGACGTGTCCGGCACCTACCTTCTTCAACCTTACGTAGAACTGCCGGGTTGGAGCGGAAAAGGGGAAACGGTGGAACTGTTTGTTCGCCCCGCTTTTGGTTAAAGCATGACATTTATGAAGGAGTGGACACATGGAGGTATTCAAGTACAATTGGACATGTCCAGCATGGGTATTGCGAGCGATGAAGGTTCAACCAGCGTTGCGTTTGACACTCTCCCAACAGGTTTCGCTACTGAAACCGAGTAAGCCCGTGCGATCTCCGGAGGCTCCTCGATGAGCAAGACTATCCTGCAAGACCTTGTCTGGGCCGGGACCGAATCTTCCCTGCAAACCTTCCTGGATATCGATGCGGCGATTGACGAAAAACTGTATGCCGGACCTCCTGCGAGCGAGGGGGAGGAAGATAACAGCCCATACCTGCTTGATAAGCGTGGTTCTGTTGGTGTGGTATCTGTGCGGGGTCCGTTGATCAACCGGGATAACTGGGTGACCCGTGCGTTTGGTATCAGCACCTATCCTGCGATTCGTGAAGCGGTTATGGCTGCTGCGACGGATCCGGAAATTACCCATATCCTGATGGACATTGAATCTGGTGGGGGCGCGGTTAACGGCGTGGCCGACGTTGCTAATCTCGTCAGCACCGTGAACAGTCGGATCAAACCCGTGACGTCTTTTACCGATGGCTCCATGGCGTCGGCGGCTTATTGGATTGGCTGCTCGGCCGGTAGCGTTTACTCGTCAAAGACCTCGACCGTGGGTTCGATCGGAGTAATTGCGACCCACATGGAGCAAAGCAAAGCTCTTAAGGATGAAGGGATCGGGGTTACGGTGATGCGGGCGGGGAAGTACAAGGCGCTGGCCAACAGCGTTGAACCCTTGTCTGATGCGGCCAAAGCGCAGATCCAGGAACAGTTGGACGGGGCTTATACCGTATTCGTTCAGCACGTCGCCGATGCCCGAAACGTGTCTTATGACATGGCCGACAAGAACATGGCTCAGGGGCGTGAATTCTTCGGCGCAAGTGCGGTAGCCGCAGGTTTGGTGGATGGTATCGAGACTTTCGACTCCTTGTTTTCAAAGCTGTCACAAGACACTATTGACAAACGGGCTCATGTCGTTAACAATTCCCAGCAATTTCGTTTTACCGGACAATCCGGGTCCTCGGAGGTAACTATGGCAGGTCGTCAAGCTCTCACAGAGCAACAAATTGCGGCCCTTGCTGAGTCGGCGGGTGCTGCTGAGGAGGCTGCGGCTTCCATGGAAGCCCCTGCTGTCGAAGCTGCGGCTGCCCAAGATGCTGAGGGTGTTGCTGCCCCAAGCGATTCCGCTCCCCATGCAGGCAACGACCAACTGGTCTCGTACCTGCAAGCCCAAGTCAAGGAACGCGATGACGCGCTGGTTCAGGCCCGCGTGCAGGTTGCGACCCTGACCGAGAGCCTGGCGGCGTCCGAAGCGGTTGTGGGGGATCTGGCGGCCATTGCTGCCAAGTCGCTCAACAACATGCAGGTCGCCCTTGGGGGCGCTGCCCTTGACCTGAGTGCTCAATCACCCCTGGCGGTGATTACTGAGCACAAACGTGTCTCGGCGCAATTTCTTTCCAAGTTCAAGGCGGGAGGTGTCGCCGCAGTAGATGCCGCCAATGCCGAAGTGAAGGAGCCTGTGCTGGACCCCCTGCACATGGCGCGAATCGCTGCGACCCGTGTGAAATAAGGAGGCCATAAATGGCTAAGTTCGTGATTGTTGAAACCATCCTTCAGTCTGAAGTCAAGACTGTTCGTTTGGGTGCTGGGACTGGTACTTCCAATAACGTCGATCAGAAAGAGGTTGGCAAGCCGGTGAAGCTGGCAGGCGAATCCCGCTTTGATCTTTGTGCGGCCGGTGACGCGATCGAGGCGATTGTTACCTCGGTCGAGGTGGCGACGGCGGATGGTTATTCCATCGGCGGCGTGGCCAACGAAGGCTATAAGGCCGTAACGTTTGACGGTCTGCAGGCAACCCCCGGAACCGGCACCTTGGCTGTCGGTGACTACGTGGTTGCTGGCACCGCTGTCGCCAAGGGTACCGCGCTGTCGGCCCCGATGAAGGTCTGCAAGGCGACGACCCAGACGGGTCAATACTTCGCTTGGCGTGTTGTCTCCCTCGGCTCGGCTGGTACGGGCGCGGTTGGCACCACTGGTGTCATTGAACGCGTGAATCACTAAGGAGGAAACAACATGGCTTCGTTTATCAACGCTCAAGGGGAAACCCAACAGCTTCCGCTGGATGTCACCATGTACAAGGCTGCGGCTGAGAAGAACATGTCGCTGCCCCAGTACCTGAACACCCACTTCCCGACCAACGCCGAGAAGTATGGCACCACGTTCGAGCAGTTGTGTGCGTCCGAAGGCATCTTCATCAAGCCGGACAAGACCCACGGCATCCGCCCGTCGACGATGGCTGAAGTTCTGGATGGCAACGCCCGTCTGGAAGCGGGGGTGGTGACCAAGGATTCGGTTCCGGCATCCCGCATCATCTTTCCGGCCGTGTTCCTCCAGGCGATTGAAAGTGCCCTCGTGCCCAACCTGACGATGGCGCCGACTGCCGTCGATGACATGATCGGCTACGAGGAGAGTGTCAACGGCGATCGCTACGAGCAGCCTGTGATCGACTACACGAACCCGTCTGCTGGCTACTCGCAGCGCATTGCCCAGTTGGCAATGCCCGCTTCGATGATGACCATCACGGTCTCGGATGTGGCTCGCCGCATCCCGACGTATGGCATCGGCCTTGAGGTGTCCGAGCAAGCCCTGAAGTCGACCAGTATCGACTTCGTTGCCTTGTCGATTGCCCGTCAGGCTGCCATCGAGAAGAATACGCGTGCTCAGGCTGCGCTGCTGGCGGTCTGGAACGGGGACCTCGATTCGGGTGATGGTTCCCTGTCGTCGTTGAGTCAGGTCAAGACCACGACCTCGTATGACGCCGCCGCAACGGGTGGGATCATTACGCAGAAGGCGTGGATGAAGTTCTTGATGGATGGCGCCCTGAAGAAGGCCGTGACCCATGTGGTGACGGACATCGATACGGCGTTGAAGATCGAAGGCCGTACTGGTAAGCCGGTTATCACCGCCGATGATCCGCAATCGCCGCGTCTGGATACGCTCTTTACGGTTGCGAACCCGTTGTGGCCTGAGCGCGTCAAGCTGTACATCAACACGGACAGCAACTGGCCTGCGAGCAGCATCATGGCCCTTGACAAGCGTTATTCGCTTCGTCGGGTGACTTCGATGACGGCCAGTTACTCGGCTATTGAGTCATACGTGATGCGCCGGAGCACCGCCCTCCGGGTCGACTTTGGGTGGGAGATCCACCGGATGTTCTCTGAAGCCACCACGGGTATGACTGTGGCGTAATCCCGCAATGTAGTATGAGCATAAACGGCCCGTCATGCGGCGGGCCGTTTGCCAATAACAGGAGACGAGTGTGGCTGAAGCTAAGAAAGACAAGGTTGAGACCAAAGACGAGGTTGTCTCGATTCGTACTGTATATGGTGACATGGTTGATCCGACGAACAACCAACGGTACACAGCAGAAGGCCAGAAAGTAGTCATGACACCTTGGATCAAGATTCAGGCGGAAGCTGGCAAGATTGTTTTTGAGTGATGTCGCCAATGACTAAGAAGAAGGGTAAAGGGCGCTGCGACAAGGGCCGGGGCCGCTAAGGAAACTGCATCATGGCCGTGACCGATTACACCACGTATGAAGATGTCCGGGCCCTGCTTGGAGTCTCTCCCACCGAGTTGCCCGATGATGTTCTCAGCCTTCAAGTGTATGACATCGGCTTGACCGGGGAGCTTTACGATATCTCGCCGACCTGTGCCAGTTCCTATGTCACGGTATCGAATAAACAACCCAGCGCCCGGACCACAGCAGAGCAGTGGTTCTACGATTCGGTGCGTATCTTCGCCGCGTACGCCGTGGCAAAGCAACTCACGAGCAGCCTGCCCATGTTTGGGCCGAAGGATATCTCGGACGGCAAGGCCACAGTATCCCGGTTTGCGGACTCGCCCTATCGTGCGGTCGTGACTGCGATTGCCAAGGCGTACGATCAGATGCGTGCCCGCCTGGACAAGGCTCTGGCCTCCATGAACAGCACTTCGGTGACGGCCACACCCCGCACGTTTTTCTCGGTCGTCAGCCCCTCGATCGACCCTGTCACAGGTGAGTAATCAATGCGGTTAGCTGATGCCGCCACGTACTTCGACCGCCTGACGTGTGCTGACGCCTATAACCCCGCCACGACGTTCAAAGCGCAGTTCAATCTGTACGACGACAGTACGCGGGACGGCGTGACCGTTGAGCGGCGCGTGATTTCGACAGCGCCGAGTGTGGCCATACCGGCGCGGCGCGTGATCATAGTCGAGGCGCAGCCATGGCTTGTTGGTAACGTAGCCCCTGACTATTTTGATGATGCCGCGATCCGGTACAGGTACCCGGTGCAGCGTGCGGACGGCCTCGCTACTATCAAGACCATTCAGCAGACTCTCCAAGGAGCCCCAGGGACCTCGGCGTATGCTGGGGTGGCTTGGGTCAAAGGCGCCAAAGAGGTTGATGAGTCCTCCAACATTTTCGACGTACTGAACGCATATTTCTCCTCGACCGAGACCTTGTCGGAACACATGATGTTTTCGCTGGTCGGTCGGTGGTATCTCGTGCGAACCGTGTTCGGGTCCTCGGCCGGATTCCTGACTGCGGTGGTGGATGAGTTGCCGGAGCCCGTTGTCGAGACGGGCTCGATCGCGGTACGGACGTACAACCCTGTGTCGGATAGCCACACGAGTACCAACACGAGCCTGCAGGTGGTTCGCATGCGGTGGCAGTCGGCGTTTGAGTACTTGAGCCCTGCTTCAGAGAATTATGAGCGGGGCGACATGCAGGCCATGATCCTGAAAGCGGTGACCCCGAAAGTTCAGGATATGTTGAACCTGTCGGACGGCGCATGGCGCATCCTTGCGATGAACGACGAGGGGACGTACTGGTCCCTACACCTGAGAGCCGCGTGATGGTAGTGATCAAGAACCTTGACAAGACACTGGCCCAGTTGGATGCCTGGGCGAAGAAAGCTGAAAAAGCGGTGACTCAGGTCGCTCGCGGCGTTGCTGTTCGGGCGTTCAATCGAATCATCTACACCGGCCCGCAGTTTAGCGGCGACTTTGTTGCGAACATGCGCCTGTCACTGAACTCCGCTGACACCACGTTTGAAGAGGGCGCCCTTGGTGTGACCAAAGGTGAGCCCTTCCAGCAGGGGTCGCGTCCCGCGATCCAATACGCGGCGTTCAACGCGGCAGTGGCTTTGAATGGGTTCAAGCTCGGCGACAAGATCATCATCTCGTCCTCGGCCCGCCACAAGAGCGACAACTACGCCTTCAAGATCGAGAACGACCAGATCAACTTCCGTCCTGTGAATCCGATGGGTGGCTCGACCTTCAAGAAGACCCGCGCCCAGATCGCAAACACTTATGGCAACCTGTCGTTGGCGCAGATCCAGCAACTTCGTTCAGCGAGGCTCGTCTAATGAACTATGAGTCAGCGCGTGACGCGGTGGTTGGCCATCTCCATACGAACTGGAGCACAGCCTACCCTTCGGTTCCTGTGTTCTATGAGAATCAGGACACCCCTGCACTGGACACGGTAGGCAACGCCTTCCTGCGCGTGGAACTGTCCTTCGATGACGCGGATCAGGCTTCCCTTGAGGGGGTCTCGCCCATGACCCGGGTCCATGGCTTGTTTGACATCACCGTCATGTCGAAGCAAGGCACCGGGACAAAGACCGGGTTGTCGTATCTCGATTTTCTCGTGGGACTTTTCAAACATCGCAACCTTTCGGGACTGCAGGTGGGGACCCCCAAACCTGGACACCGTGAGTTGCATGATGGGTGGCACATGCAGCAACTGCTCGTGCCTTTCTGGTTCAATAATTGACGCTATTGCAATGCTGGACTCATGTTTATATAATTTGCCGCAACCCTCTCAAAGGAGTGTTTGACCATGCCCACCGCCTCTTCCAACCTTGCTCAGGTAAGGTACGCCCCTGAAGCCACCTATGGCACGATCCCGAGCACCTCGACCGTTGGGGCTCGCGCTCTCCGGATTACCGGCGAGTCCCTTACTTATGCTGTCCAGTCCGATACTTCCAAGGAACTCCGGAGCGATCGTCAGGTTACCGACCTTGTTCTGACCGGCGCGTCTGCCTCGGGAGGCGTCAACTTCGAGGCATCCTATGCTGAGTTTGACGAGCTTCTCGAAGCGACCATGATGGGGACCTGGTCTCCCCTGGGCGCGTCGGCTTCGACCTTTACCGGAACATCTGCTTCTGCGACTGCCATTACTGCTACTGTGGCTCCGACGGGGAACGACGCATTTACCAACCTCTTTACAGGGCAATGGATCCGTGTGGTGGCCCCGGGCAATCTGTGTAACGGTCAGATTGTCAAGATCCACGCCTCGACCTCCCCAACCGCGACTGTCATCACCCTTGACCCCTCGACGCCGCTGATCGGTGGTGGGGCTACGGGTGCTGGCTGCGCCATCGATACCCTTGGGTGCCAGCGCGTGTCCTGGTCGGGTACGTGGCTCGCCAACGGCACCTCGATCACGATCGGCGTGGCCCCGACCGGCGCTGACCTCCATACCACGCACCTTGTGGTCGGTCAGTGGGTTCGCCTGAAGGCCCCGGGCAATGGTGCGGATGGCACGCTGTTCAAGGTCGCTGCTCTGCCTGATGCGACGCACATCACTCTCGATGCTGCAACTCCTCTGCCTAACGTCGCAGGTACCGGGGTAACGGGTTGCCGCCTTGTTTCGACGCGCCTCTCCAACAGCACCACTCAACGGTCCTTCACCGTGGAGAAAGGTTTCACGGATGCCGCGCAATACTTTGCCTACCGTGGCATGAACCTGTCCAAACTGTCGATGAGCTTCGCCTCGGGCGCGATTGTTGGAGGTTCGTTTGAGTTCCTCGGTAAGGACTGTATGACGCCTACCGGGGCTACGCAGCTTTCTACGACGGCCCAGCCGTCGAAGACTGGGGATGTCATGAACGCGGTGGCAGGAGTGGGCAACGTCCTCGAGAATGGTTCAGCCATCACAGGTACCTATATCAAATCCCTGAAGTTTGATCTGGATAACAAGCTGCGTGGGCAGACCGCTATCGGGGTGTTTGGTAATGCTGCGGTTGTTCCTGGCACCCTTGAGGTCAAGGGCGAAATCGAGGTTTACCTTGCCAACGGTACGATGTATTCCAAATTCATCAACAATACCGCGACTTCGATCGAATTCACCATGAAGGACATGACCACGGGCTTTGCTTATGCGCTCAAGTTCCCGAAGGTGAAGTTCAATGATGCCAAAGTGCAGGCGGGCGGTCTTGATCAAGACGTGATGTTGACGATGCCTTTCACTGCCTTGATGGACACGACCACAAACAAGACCTTCATTATTGACCGTATCTAAGGAGTAAGACGGAGGGCGCATCGGCGCCCTCCAGGTTCACTTTGTAGAGATTTCGATGAGCTTGTATTGACACTTTGAAAAGGAAGGACTCATGGATATTTTCAAGACTTTTGCGACCGACACCGCCAAAGAAACCGATGGCATCTGGGTCGACATCGGCGATGCTCAGTTCCTGGTTGCTCGCGCAGGCAACCAGAAATACGCCAAGAAGCTCTCCAAGCTGTTCGAGCGGAACCAGAAGATGCTTGAGCGCAAGGATGCTGCGGCGGACAAGCTCTCCGAGAAGCTCATGGTCGAGGTCCTTGCCGAGACCATCCTGCTGGATTGGAAGAATGTCCAGTATGAGGACAAGGATCTGGCTTACAGCCGCGAGAGCGCCGAGATGCTTCTGAACATCAAGGATTTCCGGAAGCAGATCATGCAGCTTTCGGACGATTTCAACGCGTACAAGATGGTGCAGGAGGATGATCAGGAAAAAAACTGATCGAGGTGCTCAAGTGGAATCTCCAGTGGGGGTCTGAATTGAGGACCCTCATGGAGGTCCAAGAGAGCACCGGGGTTACGCCGCAGTCCTTGCGGAGTCGTCCGGAAATGCTGACAGGATCAGGAAGGTACCTTGAAGCGTTCTGGACTCTGAGCAGGGGTAGGGGTCAGGGACTTTCCGGGCCGTTACCTATAGCAGTGAGCGAGGTACTCTCGTACCTTACGATGATCGAGGAAGACAGTGTGAGTGAGCGGTTAAGGATTCTCAGACTGATCCAGTCCCTGGATGGGGCGTACCTCGATTACGCCGCCAGCAAGATTTCCAAATCTGTCCCGGCTGCGCCAGCGGCCAAAGTGAGCGCAGCGTGAGCGACGTCGCCCTTGAGTTTGGCATTACCACCGACTCAGCTTCACGGGAACTTCTGAAGCTGATAGGGCAGATTCACGGATCCTTGTCGGGTTTGGATCGGATGATGGCTGACGCTGGCAAGTCTTCTGGGGCTGCGTTGGTCAGTGGGGTAGAGCCTTCGTTCAAGGAATTCCACCGCAGGGCTAGGCAGGCGCTCCAAAATGCTGGAACCGAGGCTGGAAAGACTTTTGTTGATGCGGCTGGTAAGGAAATTGATGGAGTGGCCGCGAAGCTGGATCAGACCTACAGGAAGTCTCGTGAGGTTCTGGAACAGATATCCCGCTTGGATGTCAAGTTCGATAATTCGTCATACGAGAAGCGTTTATCGATCCTTCGCCAGATCAATGGTGAATTAGCGAAGGGAACCGGGGAGGGTAACCTTCGATCGCATTATGGCAATAGTGCCGTGGATGCCGCCCTCTCTGCAACGAACTCCAACATTGAGCGGCTCAAAGCAAACCTCTCAACCCTGAATGCTCTGCCCGAGAACTTCCGTACCCTCACGGTCCGGGCGAATGAGTCGGCGGAGGCTGTCAGCAGGGCCTACGCTGCGCTGGAACGCGTCCAAGGCAACATCGCCGGGGTCAAGGCTCTGCCCGAGAACTTCCGTACCCTCACGGTCCGGGCGAATGAGTCGGCGGAGTCGATGCGGGCAGCCTACGCCCAGCTAGAGAGAATCTCGAGCAATATCGCTGCCTCCAGGAACCTACGTGAATCCGCTGAGGGGTTCCGGCTCCTTAGTGCGAACGCCCACCTTGCTGCGGTAAGTGTGCAGGACTATGTGTTGGCTGCTGCACGGATGGGGAATGTACAAGGTGTAGGAGGTATCAAGGCATTGACCCAAGCAGGCAGCAGTAGCAATACCCTTGCGGAGATGCGAGCGTACTACAAAGCCCAAGAAGGGTTCCAGTACCCGACTGCTGGCGCATCAACCATGGATCTGCTGAAACAGCGCGTTAAAGAGACTGTGGATGAGTTTAGGAAAGCCAACCCTCATATCAAGGAGACAGGGGAGCGCGTCAATAATGTTGGGTCGGCCACACGTGAACTCCACTCCGCAATGCGCGGGTTGACCGGAGCCTTCGGAGCAACGTGGTTGACGTGGGGCAGCACTATTCCGCTGGCCACTTTCGCCGCACTAGGGGCCTCCCTCAGGCAAGCCATTAAACTGGGTAGCGAGCTTGAGTACCAACTTACCTTCGTGAAGGCATTGTCTGGTGAGTCTCAAGCTGCGGTTGGTCGCATGCAGGCGCTGGTCTATGAGCAGGCCCAGAACGGGTTATACGGCCCAACCGAGCTTGCCAACGGTCTGCGGATACTGTCTCAGGCTGGCCTGACCGCGAGCGAGTCCATGTCGGCCCTCTCATCCACGACACAACTTGCGACCGTCGGTGAGATGAGTATGAAGGACGCTGCCATTACTTTGGTCGGTGTCATGAACGCTTTTTCGCTGACAGTGGCGGATATCCCGCACGTCGGCGATGTGTTTGCCAAAGCGGCGGCGGTTTCACAAACCAGCGTCGAGCAGATGACCCAAGCTATGCGGATGGCCTCCGTGGCGGGTGAGATGTACGGCGCAACCATGGAAGATACGGCCACCGCCCTGACTTTGCTGGCAAAAGTGAATATTACCGGGACGGCGGCAGGCACGTCATTCCGGAATATGTTGAAGGAGATATACACCCCGTCACAACAAGCGGCCGATGCCTGGAAACGTATTGGCGTTTCAGCGACGGACGCTGGCGGTAGTGTGCGCTCGTTCAGTGATGTTCTCTACGACCTGAAGGGCAAGTTGGCTGAGTACAGCAAGTCGGACCAAATGAACATTCTTCAGCGTTTGTTTGGGGAACGTGGGTCGAAAGAGGCTATCGCCATGTTGTCCCAAACCAGGGACGAGTGGGATAAGCTGCAACAGACCATTTCCAGCAGCTCAGGTTTCATGGCGCGCGTGAGCGAGGAGCTGGAAGCGACCTCCAAAGGTACGTTGAAGCAGGCGTTCAACACCCTTGAGGTTTCGCTGGTAAAGGCATTTGAGACCACGGAAGGTTCCGTGCAATCCCTTGCGGCGTCCATGAAGGAGTTGTTTGGGTCTCAGCAGTTTGTCGAGACGGTGAAGAGTGTAGTTGGGTGGTTGGTGAATTTGGCCAAGGTCGTGGTTGATTTGTCCGGAGCCCTGCTGGCTGGCGCTGTGGCCTGGGGCGCTTGGAAGGTCGCCGCCTTGGCGGGGGTCGCTGCCCTTGGCCCAATTGGGTTGGGGGTCGCCGCCCTGACTTTTACCCTGTCCTCCCTGTGGCTTGCCATGAAGGGGTCTGAGGCGTCGTCAGCCGCTGACGCAGTGCAGAATAATGCTCAACGCACGATCGAGGCCCTGCGAAAAGAGGCGGGCGCTGCCGAAGACGCCCTGGTTGCTTTACGCAACCTCAATGCGGAGAAATTGAAGGGGGGTTCTTCCAACCAATCCTCAGGAACCCCCGCGGACAGTATAGAGAAAGAGCTTGATGCTTTATTGAAGAGGCGGGTTCATCGGAACACCATTTCGCAGGGCTTTGCAGCCGTGGGTGGTTTGTTTGGGCAGCCCCTTGAAGACCAGATAGCTCTCAAGCAGAGGCAACTCAAAGAGGCAAGAGAGCAGGAGGCCCGTGCCGCAGTCGCTAACAGTGAGCTTAACAGGGAGCGCTCTATTGCCTCTGGCATTGATGTGAATCTCAAGGGTCTGATTGACTCAAATGATTCTGCGGTCAACCTAGTGACCAAGAAATGGTCTGACCCCGCTAAGGGAGGGTCTTCAACCAAACTTTCTGCCGAGGCATTGTTGGCCAAAAAGGAGGTTGAATCCCTTTCGGCCTCGTACACACAGTTCGAGCGCGTGTCCAAGTCGGCATTGTCCTTTGAGAAGCATAAGGCGGATCTTGCGGTCAAGTACGGTGAGATGTCGCAGGATGCTGCTGCAATGGTGTTTGCTGTCAAGGAGCAGGCCGCGAATCAGGCTTTGCTGGTTGAGGGTGAGGCAAAGGAGTTGGCGATCAAACAACAGATCGCGACATTGAACAAGACTCGCGATGCTAATACGATCACGGAGTTGAACACAAAGCTCGGGTCTTTGCAGGCCAGTAATGCGTTGTTACGTACCGAGAATACCCGTAAAGCCGTTCTCATGGACCTTGAGGCACAGTATCGCCGTCAAAAGGAGCTACGTGAAGCTGAGGCCGCCATGGCCAAGGTCTCGCTAGAGACTGACTTGATGATCGACAAGAAGCGGTTGGAGGTTAATAGGCAGTTGATGGACCCGGGTGCTCTTGCTTACGAAGAAGGAAAGTTGCAGGTCACTCAGAAGTATGCCGCTGAACTCCAGAAGATGGAACTGTCAATCGAGCACCACACAGATTTGTGGGATAAGGCTGCGGATGCGTATGCTGCCGCTACTGATCCCGCGACTGCGGAAGGGTTCCGCAAGGAGATGGAGGGCGAAGCCAAGCAGGTTGAGCATCTCACTGAACTGTTCAAGAAATTCGGCTTACGTGTCGAGACCGAGGCGGAGCGTGCGGGGGCGGCCTTCCGCACGCTCGCAGAGAAGCAGAGAACCTTTGGCTTTGGTATGGCCAAGGCGCTAAATGACCTGTTCAACAACTCCGGTAATGCCGCCAAGGATGCCGAGTCCATCTTCAATACCGCGTTCAAGGGTATGGAGGGTATGATCTTCGATTGGCTCGATACCGGGAAATGGAGTTCCAAGAAGTTCGTCGACTCGATAGAGCAGGAACTCAAACGCCTCGCTGCCAGGAAGATCGTAGTCGAGATTGTTGGGTCCATTTCGGGGTTGGTAGCGGCTGGGGGCAGCGCCCTACTCAGTTTGTTGGGCGGTGGCGGGTCATCAGGGTCAGGTAGTTCTTTGGGGACTTTGAGCAGCGCCTTGAATGCTGCCTCTAGTGCGTCGACCCTATGGGCTTTTGGGCAGGGATTGCTTACTGGATCTGGTACAGGTATGGCTGGTACCGTTGGGGCCGCCATCAATGGTGCTTACACTGCTGGAAGTGTAGGAGGGGTGGCAGGGCTCTCCGCGTATGGCTCGATTGCTAGTGGAACCACGTATGGAACAGGGCTCCTATCACAACAATCGTTGATGTTGGCCGCACAAGAAACCCCATTACTTGGGTTAAGTGCTGGGGCCGGTGGCGGCGCGGCTGCCGGTGGTGCGGCTGGTGGCGGCGCTGCCGCTGCCGGTGGAGCATCCTGGCTCCCTTACGTTGGATGGGCGATCGCAGCAGCCTCTCTTATTTATGCTTTAACTGGCAGCGGCGGTACCCCACACAGAGGTGCGGTCGCGTTCGGCAGCGAGACCGGGTTCACGAACCCCAAGACGACCTCCGATCTTCAATCGATGTACGCCAACCCTAGTGACTACGATCAGTTCGGCGGCAGCGACTTTACCAAGAGATATACGGCGAGTATTGGCAATGCCTTGGGTCCTGTGGCTCAAGGTATGGCCCAGACTTTCAACAACATCACCCGCAAGTATGGGGCCGGTGAGGGCTATCAGGTTGGCCTCGGGTTCAGCGCCGACAATGACAGCAAGAGCCGGGGCCGATTCAGCATCATCGACTCGAAGGGTAACGAGATCACGGACTTCATGGGCCGTTACAACAAGAAAACGGGCAAAGGTATGGAGCAATTCTTCACCGCTGCCCAAGGCGGCTTGTTGGAGGGGCTCGCCAAACTGAATCTCGGTCCGACGATCAATAAGTACCTGGGCAGCGCCGGCAGTGCCCTTCGCAGCATGACCAAGGAGCAGACCACAACGATTCTGGGTCTGATGGCGAACGGCAAGATCGAGAAACTCCTCGACGTCATGCAGGGCGTGGGTATGGGCTTCACGGATATCACCAACAAACTGGTGACACTGGTGCCGGTCCTTGGTGCGGTCGACCGTGTCTCGGACGAGTTTGCGAAGGCCATCATCCTGTTCAAAGGGAGCGGTGAGGATCTGGTCAAGTTCTCGGACGCAATGGTGACGTTAAGCGAGGCGCTCAACACCGACCCGTTTGAAGCCTACGCGAAGACCGCGTCGGAGCAGAACAACCTGCTTCTGCAAATGGGCCGCAAGGCTGCGGATCTCCGCACCATGTCGAAGGCATTTGACGGTACGGTCACAGCCGCGCAAGCCCTGGCAACCGTCACACAAGAACGGTATCAGATAGAACTCCAACTGGCGCAACAACTTGCTGAGGCGGTTAAGAGCACTTCTGCAATGTTCGCGGACTCAATTCGTTCCATTCAACTTGACGTGCTCGATGCTCGTGGCAAGTATGATTTTTATGACCAAGAGGCAGCCCGCTACCGTGATGTTTTGAAGACCATCACGGACCCGACCTTGATTCAGGAGTATGCGGGCCGGCTCAACAGCAGCATCATGGCCGCTTGGGGCGTCCTGACTGATGAACAGAAGAAGGACACCTCGGACAAATTTGTCAAACTGCTTGAGGATAGTGATCAGTTGGCTCTGTCCCGGTACGCGGCGGTCAAGGAAACCACGAAGTCGGACAATGAGCAGTTGAAGGCAGACATTGCGGCGGCAGTGAGCGCAGCGGTTTCAAAGATTGCCGCAGCGGCCAGTATTCCTCAGAAAGTGGAAGTGTCTGTAGCTATACCAGGTATTGCCTCCGTGAGTGAAGTGGTGGCCTACTGATGCGTACTTTATCCGGAACCCTTGTTACTGAGCTTGGCCTGACCCGCACCCGGCCGGGCTACCTGGTCGAGCTTGGCTTTGCGTCGACCCTGCGGCTGTCGACCTTGGGGGCGTTGAGCTATAACGGCTATTCGTGGTATCCCGCCGATATCAAGGTGGCGGGGCTGTCGCGCAACGAGCAGGGCCAGCAGGCGGGCACGCTGTCGATCGGCAATACCGACCTCGATTACGGCGCGCTGATCCTGAGCGAGGGGGTCGCGGATAAAACCATCCGCATCTGGTCAGTGTGGGCGGGGGCGCCGTCCGAGGCAATGCCGGAGTTCGACGGCATCGGCGACGATGCGGAGATCGATGGCCTGCGCGTCACGATCAAACTATCCAGCGGGGCGCGGCGTTATGCCTACTCGCCGCGCCGGATCATCGGCCCGCAAACGGGCGTCAATGTGCGATTGCCGGCAGGCACGCGCATCACGGTGGGCGGAATGACCGTTACTTTGGAGGCCAAGTCGAGATGAGTTACCCATCCTACGCCCTGAATGAGGGGTCCGATGTCGAGACGGACTATGGCGCCCAAGCAGAAAGGGCTACGAACGGGGCCTTGCGTGGGCGGAGCTTTTATTCTTCCGGTAAGAAGAAGTTCAAGGTTATTCATTGGCTGTCCTCGGCACAGCTTGCGAGCTATCGGGCCTACCTAGGGGGTTTGGCTTCGACAAGCGACACTTTTCTATGGGTGGACGGAAGTACTTATACAGTAACCCTTGGTGACGACGGGGTGAAAGAAACCTACATCGGTAGCGGGTTTACCGAGACTGAAGCAACTTTACTGGAGGTCTGATGCTGACCCTGCCCGACCAGAACTGGACCTCCTCGAACACGAACCTGCCGTGGATCGTGCGGCGGCTGCTGTCGGGCGTGGTGCCGGCCTCGGAACTGAACGAGACGGCGCAGCCGGTCAGTGAAACGCAGATGACCACCATCGGCGACCGCGAGCGCCTGCGCGTGCTGTATGGCCGCGTGCGCGTCGGCGCCCAGGTGATCAATGCCGTGCCCTACGGCGGCGCGGCGTTGGCCGTGCAGTGCGTGTGGGGCGAGGGCGAGATCAGCAGCATCGAGAGCGTCCGGCTCAATAACGAGACCCCGGCGGTCAGCGACGGCCACTACATGGGCACCCCCGCGCAGACGGTCAATGCGGTGCTGGCCTACGGCATGGCGCAGATGGGGGTTTCGTACACCGACACCCTGAACGGGATCGCCTATTCCGTGCTGCGGGTGCCGATGGATGCGGCCGGCATGGAGATTGCCGCCATCATCAACGGCAAGAAGCTTTACGACCCGCGCAGCGGCCTGACGGTGTGGAGCGACAACCCGGCGCTGGCGCTGGCCGATTTTCTGTCGAGCACGGTCTATGGCATGGGGTTGTCGGTCGATTGGGCCTCGGTGACCACGGTCGCCAATGCGTGCGACGAACTGGTGTCGGGCGTCAAGCGGCGCCGGCTCGGGCTGGTCATCGACGAGGCGCGCACGACGCAGGAGTGGCTGAACACGCTGCGCACCTACGCCGGCTGCTGGGTGGTGATCGACGGGTCCAGCGCCAAGCTGGTGGCGGACCGTCCGCGCAGCACCGACAAGACGATCCTGCATGCTTCCGGCCAGATCGCCGCGCTGGGCAAGATTGGCAAGCGCGGCACGTCGGCGCTGCCCAATGCCGTCGAGATCATCTATACCGATACCAGCGTGGTTCCGTGGCGCGAGGCGTCGGTGCTGTCGCCGACCATGGGGCTGCCGAGCGGGCTGCCGCCTTCGCAGGTGGCGTTGCCCGGCATCCAGAACGCATCGCAGGCCCGGCGGGAAGCGATCGAGCGCATCAACAAGCTGTGGCTGTCCGACCTGTCCGTCGAGTTGACGTTGTTCGACGATGGCGTGGCGGTCGAGGTCGGCGACGTGATCGAGGTCACGCATCCGATCGGCTTGTCGGCCAAAAAGATGCGCGTGCTCGACGTGGCCAACGACTACGGCCGTTTCCGCGTGTCGGCCTCGGAATACGATCCGGCGGTGTATTCGGACGCGGTGGCAACCGACCCGAGTTACCCGGACACCAATTTCACCAGCCCGGCCTCACCGCCGACCTTGACCGGGCTGACGGCCGTCGAGGAGCTTTATCAGCTCGAGAACGGCAATTATTCCAGCCGCATCCGTGCCGCGTGGTCGGCGCCAACAACCTACCCGTACCCGTACCAGACCGAGGTCGAGGTGTGGGGCGGCGGCGTGTTGCTGGGTGGCGGCCTGACCCGGCAGGTCGAGTGGGCCTCGCCGTCGGTGCAGGAACTGGTGACCTATCAGGTGCGCATCCGCATTGCCGGCAGCACGGGCGCGGTGGGCGCGTGGGCCTATGCCAGCGTCACGGCGGTGGGCAAATTCGCGCCGCCCGGCAACGTGCCGCTGCTGTCGGGTTTCGAGGCGGGCGGGCGCGTCTATCTGTCGTGGCAGCCGGCGATCGATATCGACATCTGGCGCTACGAGGTGCGGTACGGCAGCACGGGCGGCACGTGGGAAACCGCCAAGATGGTGGATCGCGTGGATGCCCTGACGCTGGTCTCCGATCAGGTGCCCGTGGGCACTTGGAAATTCCATGTCAAGGCGCTGGATTCCGTGGGGCAGTACAGCGCCACGGCGGCGACCGTCGATGTCACCGTCACCAGCGATGCCTCGGCTTTCCTGATCGATACCTACGACCAGACCGCGCCGACCCTGACCAACATGGCCAGTTTCCGCCTGAGCCGCACGGACGACAGGGTGCGCTACGTCACCGACGACGGCGTGGCGTGGAACACCAAGTTCAGTTCCCCGCTCGGTACCTATACCAATCCGCTGGCCACGTATCACAACAGCGTGACATCGACATGGCTTGGCGAGGCGGAGGATTTCGGCTCGCTGCTGGGTGGGCAATGGACGGGCACGGCGGACACAAGCGATGTTTCCGGATCGCATGTCTCGTCCATGGGCTTCAGCGCCGATGGTTCGTCGTGGTCGTACCTGTCCGGCCTGTCGCAAAAGCAGAATGCCCGCTTTGCCCGCCTCAAGCACGAGGCGCTGACAACCTCGACCCTGCTCGTGACGGCGCCCGCGCAGCAGATCAGGTTGGACGCGATTCCGCGCGAGGAGGTCGGGACGGGCACCAGTTCGGCCTCCGGTGCGGTCACCGTGACGCTGGAAAACGACTATATCGCGGTGCGTGACCTGACCATCACGCCCGAGGGCAGCACGGCGCGTTCGGCCACTTACGACAACATCGTCACGGGTAACCCGACGACGTTCGATGTCCATGTTTTCAACGACGCGGGTACGCGGATCGCCAGCGCGTTCCGCTATCGATTCAGGGGGGTTTAGATGGCTTACGTACAGTTTGATGCAACGAAACCGAATGGCGCGACTGCCAACGGGACGACGGTCCTGAGCGAGTTGCGCGACAACATGGAGGCGCTGCGCGACATGGTGGTGGCGGGCACGCTCTACGGCTGGGCCTGCACCGCCAGCGGCGGCACGGCGGACATGCCGACCACGCTGTTGCACAGCAAGGGTACCGAGCGCCTGCGGGAAACCATCACCTGGGGCAGCACTGGCGGCGCGACAAACAACCCGCAAACCATTCTGTACGAGTACAGCAGCAACAGCGGCAGCAGCTACGACACCATCGGCACCATCACCTATACCTACGACGCCAACGGCAACGTGACGTCGTGGGCCTGGAGCTAAACCATGCTTGGATTTCTGGCCGGCGTCCCCGGCAAACTGAAGGCCCTGAACGATCGCTTGACCAGCACCTGGGCGGCGAAGCTGGATGCGCTGCGCACCGGCCTGACCGATGCGCGCATGGGCTACCTGGACAAGCTCAACATCACGGGCAATGCGGCGAGCAGTGCCGAGGTGGCGGCCTGCGCCCAGAAAACCGACCCGTCCCTGGCCCCGCCCATCCTGCTCTGCGCCGGCTCGACCTCTGGCTACGACCAGCTCCAAACGTCGGCGTATGCGCCGCTGATACCGGCCTCGCCCTTCACCTCGGCCAATGCCACGACGACGAGCTGGACCGACGTGATC